AGGCCCCAGCGGGCACGGTTGACAACAGCCCTGTTGTGGAAAGACCACCGAATTTAGACAGATGACGATGATATAATGAATTTATTAATCCGTCCAAAAACAAGGAATAATTAATATGCCACAGCCAATTCAGGGACCAACACTTGCCGACGTGGAATCCAATATCCGCGAGAGAGAGAAGGCTATAAGAGGGGGCAATAAGGGCAGAATATCCAAGGCAAAATTGGCGGAACTAAAAAGAAACAGTGACAGCGCGGGTGCGACACAGAGGGAAAAAGCTAGACAGCGTGCCATCTATAAGGAGATGCGCAAGTATCAAACCGGCAAGAAGGGTGAACCCACAACAAGAAGATACAACGCCCTCTTTAATGAGTCCGCCAGAATTGCAAAAAGAGCTAGAAAGCGAGTTGCCGAGAAGGAAGCCGCAGCAGTAAAGAAGGCCGCAAAAGTTAAAGCGGCCAAGAAAGCCGTAAAGAAGAGGGCCGCTACGGCCAAAAAGGCTGCGAAGAAAACAGCACGACCAGCAAAGAAGGCCGCAAAAAAGGCAGCACGACCAGTTAAAAAGGCAGCAAAGAAAAGTCGTTAGAACTTAATTATTGAGTTGTAAATAATTAGCACTTTCTTTAAAGTGCTACAATTGGACTGAAAAGTTGCAACATTAGAGGTAATCCATGCTCGTAACAGTCCCAAACTTGGTCACATATATGGACATCTCGCTATCTTTGCGCCAACAGGACGCTGCGGAGATGGTTCTTGAAGGTCTTCAAAGCGAGCTAGAGGCTTACCTAAGAAGGCCTATTGAGCCAACAGAGTTTACCGAAGAATATGTCCTTGACTCTGGCCACCTTGGAGTTCCAATGGGAACCTTCCTTTCGGTTAACCGGCCGGTCGGCGATTCATTCAGCACCACCAGCCCTGTAGAAAACACGGTTTATACAGAGCCACCTCAAACCATTTACCTGCGCAACTCCCCCGGTGTCTCAGTAATCGAAGTAACAGTCAAGCCACAGTTTGGTGAGGAGCGTGTGCTTGTCGAAGAAAGCGATTATGTAGTCAGACGATACGGAATTGACTACTTCTTTGGATTCTCCAATGACATAGTCACTGTCAACTACACAGCTGGCCTTGATGGAGAAAACATAAAGATGTTCAAGCTGATGATTCTTCGCGCAGCAACGCGAGAAATACAAAATATGCACGATGATGTCGTCGGCGTGAAGGACCTAAACACAAGAAATGTTGCCCCTTTGGAAACTGGATTTAGCGACCGTGAGCTTGCCTCTGTCAGAAGGTACAGAAGAGTTAGAGTCGCTTAATGGCTAGGGCAACTGGCAGAATAACCATTGAGGTAGATGTCAGGGCGGACGACGTTCTTGACCTTTTGGAAAACATGAAAGACAGGGCGAATGATATGCGACCTGTTTTTAGGTGGGCAAAAGCTCAACTTGAGTTAGCAAATTCTGCAAATTTTTTAGCTAATGGCCTACCGAGCGGAAAGCCTTGGGCCCCCCTCGACAAAGAGTACGGTTCATGGAAGTCGGCACGCTTTCCAGGTACGGGAACGATGGTACAGACCGGAGAGCTTTTTAGAAGCCTTATCAATATGAACGACTCTGCGGTGAACGTAATATCAAAGGATACGGCGACATTTGGGACAAACGTGGAATATGCAAAATTTCATCAGTATGGAACCACAAAGATGCCAGCAAGAAAAATAGTGTTCACACCAAGAGAGTTCCCACGAGAACTGGGGATTAACATGGTCAAGTACATAACCATGGGCGAGGATGGAATCTCATGAGCTTGATGCATGGACCACAGTTTGCTAAGTCGTATGTCAATGAATATCTAAAACTTGACATTCCCATTAGAATAATTAGTTATAGGAACGGTTGGAGTGTCGACGACATCACACTTCCAACGCCGGTTGATTTTTTTATCCACGAGCCAATTGCAATGGATACATGGCCGACAATAATCACAGCCGCAATATCTACGAGCAAATTTGAAAGAATCGGCTATGACGGGCCAGACCCCTTATACAGGGTTGATTACGCAATGCGCACATACGTATGGGCCAGAGCTGATGGCGCAGAAGCCGTAACCACCATGAGGGACCGCCTGACCACTGTTCTGAGAGCAGCCATCCTCGACTATCCATGCCTCAAGGCATATGACGACAGAAATTCTTTTCGCGCAATGATTGACGAATCAACGCTACGTGAAGAGTTCTCTGATTTAACCCTATTAAAGGGAGACCGATTTCTTGCTGGTTCCTATATTTCATACACTCTCCAAATTGATGAGATTGTCTCCCGAGAGCCAATCGGCACGCTTAACGAAATTGACCTCGAAGTCACTCAGACTGGCGTCCAGTTAGACCCCGCCACCAGCCAGATAAAAGAGCTACCGACATTTGAGCCTGCGTGAAGTACAATAAAAAAGGTTTAAAACATAAAACCGTTTAAATCAAATCTTTTTGACAGTTGCATTAGAAGAACGTTTTGCATCTGTACAATTGAAACCAATAGACGGGATTCCAATCCTAAAACGAGCAACAGGAGTGTCCAATGCCCGGTGTAGTCATTTCGACAGCAGTAAGAACAGGTCCATCAGCAACAACGGTTCGCGAATCCTCGCAACTCTTTGTGGTCGGCAAGGCAGAGCGTGGGCCAGCAGACGAAGCAGTTCTCATCGAGAGCATTGCTGATTTTGAAGCGAAGTTCGGCGGTTACATTTCGAGTTCTTATCTACACCCAACAGTCGAAACATTCTTTGAAGAAGGTGGCACACAGTGCTACGTTGCTCGCACAGTAGGTGCTTCAGCAACAGTCGGAACGCTTGAGCTTGACAACTCCTCAGCCGCAGCAGTTTTGACGATTGATGCAAACGGACCTGGCGTATGGAGCGCCGATGTAGATGTCGAAGTAGTTTCAGTTGTTGCTGGAACATCATTCAAAATTAATCTCTACTACCAAGATGCCCTTGTTTACTCAACGGGAACAGTCACTTCAGCAGCTCAGGCAGCTGGAAGAATCAACCTCAGCGCGATAGCAACCCAGTATGTTTCAGCAACAGCGACAGAAGGAGCAACAACTCTCCCTGTAGCACTTGCCGCAACAGCCCTTTCAACAGGAGCCGCTGGTTCAACGGTTGTTGTTGGAGATTACGTTGACTCGCTTGACTTGTTCAATGGCGCCCTTGGTTCTGGTGCTGTTACTTGCCCTGAAATCTCGAACTCAACAATGCATGATGCATTAATTGCACACGCAAACACAAACAGCAGAATTGCAATTCTGCACGATGTGGAGAGTGCAACCATTGCTGCAGTAAAAGCAACAGCACTTGCGCTTCAAGGTGGGGATAATGCAGAACACGCGGCACTATACTTCCCGTGGATTGAAGTTCCAACTACAGTGAATGGTGTAAGCCGATTCATTCCGCCAGTTGGTTATGTCGCAGCAAAAAGAGCAACCGCTCACAACCAGACTGGCTCTCACGTTCCAGCCGCAGGCTTGCTCTCAGCATCACGTTTTGTTACTGGCGTAAAGACAGACATCGACAAGACGAACGGTGACTCACTCGACGACAGCTGCGTCAATGCAATTAGAATCATTCAGAACTCTGTCCGAATCTATGGAGCACGTTCATTGTCATCCGACGATGAGAACTTCAGATACATAACAGCACAAGACACCGTGAATCACGTTGTTATTGAAGCTGGCAGAAGCCTCGAGGACCTTGTCTTCAGCACGATTGATGGAAGAAACACAATTTTCAGCGCAATCGAGTCACGCCTTATTGCAATTCTTTCCCCGCTTCGCGACATTGGAGCCTTGTTTGAGGCATTCGACGCAAACGGACGAAAGATTGACTCAGGTTTCACTGTCCGATGTGATGCAAAGCTCAACCCAGTCTCACAGCTTGCCGGTGGCACTGTAAAAGCAAAAGTTGGTCTTCGCGTAAGCAGCGTAGGCGACAAAATCGAAGTCGACATTATCAAGTCAAACCTTACGGCGTCAGTCGTCTAACGGAGGAATAAAGCATGCCAAATACAAAAGTTTCGCAAAGGCAAGTACTTGGAAGTATTGTGCCAATTAACCAGACACACCCCAAGTGGACAAACTTTAAGTTCGCTCAGGTGTCTGGTGGTGAAATAACAGCCTCCGTTGAGAAGATTTACG